TAGTAGTAGGCTCCTTGAAGTGAACAAGAAGACAGAATACTCAGTAAAAAGTGGAAACAGTATCCTGTGGGAAAAGACGTCGTAAGAGGACCATAGTGTGTCTGAAGGAGAATAAAGAGTCAGGGAGGACATCTTCCGGTACAATACCCTTTTCTCTTACTAATTTCATTGCCATCTCATCTATTAATGAAAATTCATCTAATACCTGCTCACCCCAACCTTTAACAATTCCTTCTAACTCTGTTAAATCATAGGGATCTAAATTAGTTACAGGTACCCTACCAAAATTAAATGTCTTTGACAGGTATCTCGTCATTAAAATAACATTGACTTTATTATATACTTTCTCAATTGACAGACCCCGAGTTACCCAACTTCTAATCAAATGCACAGGTTCTAGGACTTTGATAATACCTCTCATTTTTTTAACACTAGTGTCTTCACTGCTTATGAGAAGGTCACTAGTATATGTTGTTTCATCTTGAAGAAAGTGCTCAATGTCTGCTTGGAAATCTATCTTATCAAAATCAATATCATCTAAATCAATGGTATAATCCTCATCATCACTGTCCTCATTAAGATCACTATGATCACTATCATTACTCCCAGTATAGGCTTCTGAAAACTGTGTGCTTGAGATGCTGCTAATAGTACTTAAACCCTCTGTGGTCATCTGAATACCTTTAAGGTTTAAGACATTAGAGGGATTTATTTTTTGAAGTAAGTCATTGAACATAAATAAATCAACAGAGACTTTTGCTTTTTTCATGATTAATGAATATGCTGCAGGTGGTATAACTGCAGGTAGGCTTTTCATAAAATTTTCCATAAGCCCAGAATTTATTATTGGATTTAGGTATAACTTTATCATCTTATGTTCAAACCAAACATTTCCTACTGCATCAATTCCCTGATACCTAACATCCCGAATCGTGTGGAATGCATGAGCCAACAAGAACCTTGGGCTTTCATCATCATATTGGGCTATTGCCTTCAGCCCATTATCCCTAATAGTTATTATGAACCTGTGATTGACAGTTAAGTGTGTTCTTAAGGATGTTCTTAGCTGACAATGCTTATATACAATACAGGGCACATTTGGCTTTCCCCATTCGAACCCAGATTCAGTCTTGAATAATACCAATGCCCTGACACCATTCACTTGCTCAGTCTCAAACCTTAACCCGCATTTTAACAATTCTTTAGAAACCTCTTCCATCATAATTTTCAACACATGTTTTTGTGTGATTGATGTCTCTAAGATATAGCTCTTCTTGTCCCAAAATATCTCCAGACGTGCACAATCAACCCCGAAGTTAAAAGTTACCCTCAAGTCACCCTCATACAGCTTTGTAACTTCATTATTTAGTAGTAGACTCCTTGAAGTGAACAAGAAGACAGAATATGCACGGCGGTTAGCTTGCATCTGTAGTACTGAAAAATCTCCCTTAATATCTGCAATCATTAAGGCTGCACATTGAATTTCAGGATCTACTAAGGGTACTCCAACCCTAACAAACCGATCAAGCCATTCCATAAAAGTCTTGTCTTCAAACCACAACGAGTGAAACCAGTCTATATATGGTGCATCATTGGCTTTGCACCACCTCCACACCTCTACACATAATCTCAATGCTGCTAAGTCCTTATGGTACCCAATATCTTCTTTCCTATTGAAAATTGACACAGCTTTTAAAACCTCCTTATGGGGAGTTATTTTTACTGTTTTTATAAAAGACATTATTCTTAACCAGTAACTACATATAGCTTCCGCAGTACCCTCAACATTCCCTTGAACAATAACAACCCTAGACTTTGATGTTTTATACAGCAATGGTGCTACCCTCTTCATCACACTAGAATTACTAATATCCAAACCTAATTCCCTATATACACCCTCCTTCATTGTCAGAAGATCAGAAGCTAGTGAATCAGGGAATCTAGATGATTTTATCACATCATTAATTTCCTCCACTGTTACTGCAAACTTATATCCAATCACAGATTGCATATTATTTTGTATTACTTGGTCTTTTTCTCTAACAGTAAAAACCCTCGCCACTTTAGGTCGTTGAACTTGCTTGACAGGGATGACTTCACATTCAATGTTGTTTAAAAAATCTTTCCATGCATATTCTTTAGAAAATGTGCAAGAGACCAGGGTTTGAAAAAGATCATAGTCATTTCCCGTAAGCTCATATTTACTAGCAAAACTATCTGCTGCAGCAAGTATTTCTCTAAAAGTGACCCATTCACCCTCATATTTGCAAACTTTCATATGCTGCTTTGCCTGCATCCTAAATCGTAACTGCAGAGGGGACTGCATTGTCATTGCTGTAACAATGCTTGGATCATTCAATTTCCTAACTAAATACACAATCAAACTATCTCTACTCCGGGGAATAATATAGTCATATGTCGGATGCTGTGTTGTCCATTCTTTAAGGAATGTAGGGGAGTAAAGGTCATAAAATTCAAATTCTGATTTTGGTGTAAAGATCTTCCATTGCACCTTACCTGTGAATGAAAACTCCCCTAACCTTTCATGGTTGAATGTTTCGTCACTCAAATTCATCAAGAACTTAAAGAGCCCAAGAATATATTTATCCTGTTTCTTCTTCTTATGCTGGTAACCTATTAATGCCCTTTTAAGCAAATTCTTATCAGACATCCCAATCCCAGATGTTGCTAATTCCATTACAGACATAGCACCATTTCCCCCTAATGGAATAGGAACATCCGTGTGTTTTATAGCAAGATATGTTGATGGGAAATTAATCATACCAGGTGCTGTTCCGTAAAGCCGCTCAACCTTTCCTGTACATAATCCTATAGCTAGTTGCACAACCTGTGGATTTGCCCCCATATCCAAAGCCTTTATGCATCTACTTTGAGCAGCTGCCAAATCATCAAAGTATCCTAAACCTGGTAGTTCTGACAGTGAACCTAACAAGATCTTTACAAATGGGATTGACACTGCACATCCTTCAAAAAAAGTGGATAAAAATTCTGCATTTGTTGGTGACACCGTGGTCTTTTTAGGTGACACTTTTATAGAACCCATTAATAGGATATGTTCATGCAAATTAAACATACACTTCCACATATCTGTATTCACCCCATACCAGTGATGATGGCCGGCTTGTATTTGTTGTGTAACATACATGTACCAATCTGTTCCATCCCCTACTGGTTCTAAATAACCATAAATGAAAAGTCCATCATCTGAATGATGTGCAAATTCAAAAAAGCAATCCAGCTCAGGGTACATCTCCTTCCACACCCTCTTAAAAAGCAATGATAAAGCCACTGCAAATAGAGATGAGCATTTATTTAAATTGCCCTGCAGCCAGTTACCTCTCACCTCTCCACTGTGGCCATTACTAAAGAACGACAGGAATTGTTTCACATTTTCATCTAATTCAGTCATATTTTCAATATACCTCTTTAATTTCCTTGAGATAAAAAAATCTGTTCTATAGATATTTTTCAATGCATCTATTACACAATGCTTTAATCGCTTATCACTAAGCCCATCATGTAGCATCCCTGTGAACCTCTGAAATTTCGCTGAATTATCACCAGGTGACCATTTGGTGGCATCAGCACTGACATACATTAATTTTCTTTTAAACCGGATAATTTCTCCTGTTGATAATTCAATGGAGCTTTCGCCAGCAGCCCACCTCAATGCCTTCTCTAGAGCCAGCTGTATATTAATTATCTTCTTCTCACCTCCATAAGATATGTATTCTTCACTTACATTCTTTGCTATGGCATCATAGTAGTCTTCTATTATCTCTAGTCGACACCTTGTAGGAAGTGTAGTTATAAAAAAACCTCTATCATTTTCTGTTCGTTGGTATTTCCTAACTATCCTTGCCTGAGCTTTCTTATCTCTTGTTTCTTCATACAGTCTTATTAAGGTAGGGTTGTCTCTTGAATTCTGTAAGTATCTTATTGCCTCTATTAAAGTAACTGAAGCAGATAAATGACCATCTTCTTGTATATTACCAGACATTCCTTTTAAACTAATGTTCCGTGTTTGGCTAAAATATGGTTTATCCCAATGTTTTGAAATAATGGCATTCGCCACAACACTACTTTTTGACAATAATATTGTATTCAATTCAATAGCAGCCAGCTCTATGACATCTTGACAATACAACTGCTGAGTCACTAAGTCAGGAAAATGGTATAAATCCCTGAGTTTATAACCGTTTTCCACCAAATAAGGTCCGAATTCTTCCTCTTTTTTCTTAAAAAGCTGTGCCCATTCTACAGTTTCCATATGGATCTTAGCTTCTTCATTCATATTACCATGTAAACCTTTTTCAAAGAGGAAAAAGCATGTGGTAACTTCAGATATTAAACTACGATAATGTTTATATATTACTCTACATAATAATGATGGATATACACCGCTTGCTCCTACAGTTGATTGATCCACTGTCAAGCCTAGAAGCCGTACTCTGGAGAAGAACCTAGCTTTATTATTCTGAGCTAATGATATCAATAAGGTTTTTGCAATATTATACACATACACTTCTATTGCTGATTTAAATGGCCTGTCAAACAAATTTTCTATTAATGATGGGTAACCTGAAAAGGATGAAGTTACAGATGGTATTAAATATCTAAGGTTGTCAAACAATGCACAAACTTTCATCTTTTGGCATACAGATAATAACAAATGATAAGCAAAGACAGATCTACTAGCATGTTGCAAGGGAAATTGCCCCTGGTCCTCTGTATAATATTGAAACCAAGTGGCAGTAGCAATGAGAGCCTTTTCAAAGGCTACATTCAAAGCTAATAATCTGTTTAAATCAAGACTCATTATTTTAGACACAGCCCATGTTCCATCTTCATATTCATAAATATGATCTAAGTTACCTGGGTCAACTAAACCAGGACCTAACCTGAAGACAGTCACAAATCTAATGTATGAACCTATTGACTCCAGTGATTTTGATGGTAATATACATAAAAGTAAATTCCCGTTATTATATGCATGCATAGACCAGTACTTTGACCTCTTAAGACCCGAATGAGCTATAAGTCCTTCTGTAATATCCCTTATTAAATGACCTATATGCCAGGCTGTTGTCTTCTTTAAAATATCTATCAGGTACTTCTGTAATTCATTAACCATAAATTTGTCTAAGACTGTATCAACATATGTGTGTTTTGTAGAAGATTGTTGTGTCATAACTGGCTCATCAATATTCACCTCCAAACTTGATAGGATTTTAGTGATTATACCCACACAGTCTTCTTGCACTACATTGCTTTGTATTTCTAAGCTTTCGATTGTGACCCCGTGCAATGATTCTTTCTCATGTTTTCCTAATCTTTCAAGCATTATCTTTGATTCATCTCTGAGTTGTGATGATGTTAATTTAAATGTGCCCGGTTGTTTTACATTTGAAGTCGCATTAAAGGAGGTTTGATTTGAATAGTATGCAACAATATCTTCTCTCTCTAAGTTAAGAAACTTATATGCCATATCTAAAACTATTGCTGTTGTTGCTGTGGCTGGTTGGAATTTCATCATTTCATGACAGGCATTTCTTGTATCAATTCTATCTGAGGCAATTGTTGCAGGATGGGATGATCTCATTAGTGAACACTGTATCAAAAGAAAATTTCTCGGATGTCTTGAAACCTTATACTTTTTTGAATGTAACTGCTCATTGTATTCAAAAATATCCTGTACACCTTTCCCAGTCACTTCATGAAATGCAAACTTATGTGAAATCTTCATCCAATTCTTACAATAATCAACAAGTTCATCAATACGCGGATTAATACTTTCAATCCCTGGATATAAAGGTATGTAACAACTCTGTGTTGTGTTCACTCCTATATGAAATTTTAAATTGAACATTGCTTCTAAAGCACCTCTCTCTTCAGGTCTAATCAAATGTTCCCTCACATAAGCTATTTCAGCTTGTACCATTCTCATATACTGTACCACACCTTCATTCCTAGAGCTTGGCCATTGAGTAGATATATTAGATCCATCTGTTTTAACAGCTACAACACTGAAATTTATCTTGTATGGTTGAAGAACTTCACCCTTATTAAATGCATATCTCAATTCACTTTCAATAAACTTCAACCCTGGTTCATATTTGTTGTACTTCTCTTTTATTGCCCTGTCTATATCAGCACTTACAGTAACTTCTACAAATTCAATCGTGAAGCCTAAGATCCTATAATTGTCTGGTGTTAGCTTCAAAAATGACTTGATATTTCTACCACTCGGATCATCAGGAATTATTTTCTTTTCCATCCAGCTAATTATATGACTAGGAATTCCTGCCATAATCAGGACCTTAGCAATTGGCTCTTCTTGATCTTTATTGTCCGACCAGTCATGCTTTATCATTTGGTCTACCAAGTCATGTCTAACAGCATAGAGTCTATCTAAATAGTCTATACACTCCACTGCAGTCATGCTCCCCACTGCCTTCTCTTTCAGTTTACCATGTATTTCTCTATACTTTTCCATTTTCTTAGTTTTTTCTTTCTGGAGTCTACTACTA